GTTTTTGATACGCACGATCGTACCTTCACGCTTACTTCTGCATTCTAAAAAACCGACTACGGCAAGACGGTTAAATTCACTTGTAAGCTTTTTTAAAGATACGCCACAGCTTTTAGCAAAGCGGCGGTAGCTGATAAACAATTCACCCGGATTCAGAACAGCGTTTTTATCTGTTGTTACCTGCCAGTGCGTGACACTATGGCAGGCAGTTAACAGCAATGTAATCAGTATTACCTTGCCTTCTGCATCCGCACCACACCACGCACGGCTTTTCAGCAATTTACGATGCAATTTTATCCATCCACTCATAGCCTTTAACCTTTCATGGATGCAACTATATAAAAGCTATCGCTGCCTGTAGCACGCACAAAAATCGGCTTATACTTGCCATTACTGCCAATAGTAACGCTATCACCGCGGCAGTTATATATCAGCCTGTACAGCCTGCCTGCCGAAAAATAATTTGTATCTTCGTCCTGGCCTTCAACGGCATCCAAAGCAATACTTTCAATACCAGTCCCAGCGATGCTGACAGCTTCGATATATAGCCGCTCTGCGTCACTGCAAATTTTTATCTTACTGCCTATTTCATCGCCAACAATAACTGAAGCTCTTGAAATAGCTGCCAGCAACTTGCTTTTATTAATAGTTATACACTTAGTTTCGCTGTTGCTCGCAGCCACCTTTTTACAGTCAGGAAAGCTGCCGCTTACTGACTGGCACATATAATCAAAGCGCGGTGCAGTAACAAAAATACCCTGCGCACTGCTGACCAATCGAACTTCACCCAATTCAGCCAGTTCTGCAATGTGCTGGATATTCAAGGGCAGCAAGATCAATTTAACAGCCTGATTACAACATGCAGGCGGCACTACATACTTTGCAACACAGGAATTTTGCGCACTCCAGCAGACGGCACTGCCATCGTCCGCAATATTTATTTCTATCCCGCCCCTTGCACCAACAGCGTCTTTGGCAATAGCAGCACTGCAATGCTTCATTGCTTCCTGTAAAAATCCTGTAGAAAGGCACACGCCGCCTTCAGGTATCTTCAATTCAGGCAGGCGGGCTGATAGTATCGTTAAATTATATTGACTGCTCTCTACAACGATCTGCAGCTCTTTTTCAGCAAAAATAAGCCTTACATCACCTGTAAAAGTTTTTGCCAAAGCCAAAAAGCGTTTACATTCAACACAAATATCAGCTGATTGACCGCAGCCGTTGCTTATTCCTTCCATTCTGTATGTCAGCTGCTCTGCAGCTCCTGCCCGGCAGAACATAAGCATATAATTATTATCTTCATGTGGGCTTACTGCTACAATACGCAAAGCGCCGGCCATTTGTTTTAGATCATCATCCTGCTTTTTGCCGGAAGCCATATTGCCACCAATCAGCGCAACATATTCCAAAGTTTTTTTGAGTTCCTCAGAACTAACATAAATTT